TTAAAATTCTTTTAATAATTCACTAAGTTCTGTAATATATCCACCAATACTAAATTTACTATCCAAAAACCCTTGAAAATCATCTTCATAGTTATGATTAATATATTCATCTAATTCACTACATAAAACTAATGATAACTCATACATTTGTTTATCTATTCTATCTTCAATATCTTTCTTTTCAACTACTCCTATGAAGCTTTTTAAACATTGACTACATACTAAGTTATAATACTCAGTATTTTTTCCATTTTCATCTGTGCAAGTATCAAATAAACTTAATTGTTCTAAATGACCAACCTCACCTTTTCTTTTACATTCTTCACATTGAAATTCACTCATTTCTTATATTGCTCCAATCTCTTTATTAATTGCTGCAATTTCTAATTTCAGACCATACTTACCACTTGTAAGCTTTAAATCTATATTGTACTTCTTCATTGGTGTAAGTTTCATCATTACCTCTATATCCTTCTCTATTATCTCAAATAAATCTCCAGCTACTAAATCAAGCATACTAACCATTAAGTACTTTTCTGTACTATCTTTCTTCTGTTTAGCATCAATTTTTGTTATCAATAAATCACTATTTATTATCATAATTTAATTAAACCTCCTATTTTTTACGCTTTAAATCTATATATGTCATTGTACCTTTTCGGGCTTTATAATCTGTTTTATATCCTATCTCATATGAATTACTATAAATTATTTCATAATCTTTTTGAAAATATTTTATTATATCCTCTAAATTTTCATTTGTATAATCATTTAATATTTGTGGTTTATCTAGAGTTTTGTTGCTATAGCCATAAATTCTATACCCTTCTAATTGCCTATCAAGTAAATCTTTAGTTATATAACAACTAACATACAATGCTATATTTGAATTTCCTTCCTTATCTAATGCCCTTATATCTATAAAACCTTTCTTCCAATATTTTTTCATAAAATCATTTTCATACTCTTTATGTTTTTTGCCTTTTCGTTTTCCACTTGCTGCAAATTCTATATTTGGAAGTTCTAAGTTGCAAAGCATATGATAATGTATTCTATCTGTCTTTTCTCCAAATTCTAACACCCAAAGATATTTAAACTCACTATAATGTCTATTAAGTTTTAAAAACATTGCCTGTAAATATTTTTTACTTTCTTTATAATTTGTATCAATATTAAATGTTAAAGTAATAAATGTTTTCATATCTTCATTACTTTTAATTAGCCTTATGATATTATTTCTTGCATTTACTAAAGTTGTTTTTCTACTTCTTTCTTGATTTTCTTCTTTTTCTTCTATATTTAAAATTTCTTTTCCTAATCTACCATCTTTATTGTTACTTTCATTATTTATAAAAATAGAATATCCACTAACTTTATAAACCTCTACTCTATTTTCACCAGAACTTATTATCTTTAAGTTATATTTTTTCAAATCAGAAATAACACTTCAGTCCCTGTAATAGTACTCTTTTACTTTAGTTATTGTTTTTAATTTTGATATAGTTAAACTGCTACTATCAAGTTATAGAAGTTTCTCATTCATTCACTCAATCATTTCACTTAGTCGCTATGCTCCACTAGAATTAAAAATTCGTTCGCTACGCTCCTTCATTGCATTCAACCGTTCATTCATTCTAAACTTTAAATTCACCTATTTACTAATATTCTAATGTATAAGTAATACCTTTCTCTAACCCATTACTTCCTTTACTATAAAACTCTCTTTTTTTTAGTTCTTCCATCTCACCTGTACTTCCAAGTGCAACACCATAACTACTTCTATCCATTTGCTTAAAGCTAACTCTACTATTAAAGAATGTTTTCGCTTTAAAATCTTCTGCTCTACATACTTGAATTAGCCCAATTATGAATATATTATAATGTCTACACACACATAAGAATTCTTTAATTAACTTCTGGATTTTCTTATCTTCACTTAATGTCATAAGTTCTTCAAAAACTAAATAAATAGGTTTATCATGTTCTTTAAATTTCTTTTGTTTAAAGTCTTCTAAAAAATTTAATATCGCTTCATTACCGTTTATAAAGGATATCTTATTAAACCCTATAAAATCATGACTAAAACAATTTATAAGATATATCTCAGCTACACCAACTAAACTCTTCACAATAATTCTCAATTGACCTGTTTTCCCTTGTCCTGATAAACCACTTATAAGTAGATGTGGTGATATTTTCATATCCGTTGTAACAATACCATCATAGTCATACCCTAGTAGCAACTTATAAGCTCCTAAATCTTGTTTAGTAAATAAACTTTCTTCTAATATATCATCATAAATAATTAATATAACATTCCCTCTATCATTTGATGCTTTAACGCTATAAGCCCTAAAACAATTATTAATAAAGTTTAAGTTCTTTTCTATAATCCCAAATTCTTTTATTCCTGCTATATCAAAATATAATTCATAACCATATTCAACAAATTTAATTTTTAATTTATCTGGATAATGATTGGAGGTATTATATATTTTTAAATTCAATATCATTTTTATATAACAGTTTTTAATGAACTTTTTCTTTCTTTTTCTTTCAAAATATTTAGATATTCTCATAGCAACCCTCTAATATTTTTTCAACCACTGTAAATGGAACCCTATTGCATAGCACATCTTTAATAATAGTTCCTGGATAAGTTATACTTTTTAATTTTTCAAAAACCTCAAACTCTCTACTATCTTTAGGATTAAATTCAATTATTATCTTCAATCTTGACATATAGCCCCCTTAATATTGTTCATTTCCAACTTAGCTGTTACTTTTGTACTTTTCAAAAAATTTGATAATTAATTATCATAAAAAAACTGTTGTACCTCAAACAACCTTGTTTTACATTCCTAGTTTATCTATATGTAACGGACTCTAAAAAATTTCCTATTATTCTAAAAAATATTTTAAAATTCTTTTTTCTTTCTTACTGGGATATTTAAGCACAAAAAAGGAGGAGCCTACTGCTCCTCTTCAAATACAATTTCATTAATATCAATATTAAGTTTTTTTGCTATTTGAAATAATGTATCTACTGTCATAACAGATTTATTATTCTCTAATTTATTATAGTAACTTTCACTTATTCCTAAGAATGCTGCAAAGTCTTTTTGTTTTTTATATTTTCTTTCTAACCTTAAATTTAATAAGTTGTTTTTTATCAAAAAAATCACCTCTTCATATATTTATTTTCGATTTATTAATTAAGGTAACAAGCTAATAAAAAAAGCTGCAAATTAATGCAGCTTTATTTAAATGAAAATCTTTTGAAATATTTTTTTATAATTTTTTCTATAGTAAAAACTATAGTATTAATTTCTGTAGTTTTACTAGTTCCATATACTGATAATCTAAAAAGATTATCCAGTGTTACAATAAATCCTTTGAACTCAAGAGAAATTTCATTCCCTAAATCTGTGAAATTACCATAAACTCCAAGTATATCATCTTTGATATTATAAAATTTATTAGATATATAAATATCATTAGGTTTATAATTATCAACTACCATGATTACCACTTCCCATCAATATTTCTTTCTGTTTTATGATATTCTGAAAACTTTTAAAAAAGACTATAGTATTATTTGTATCACAATCTTCTCCAGCACATTTTATTATTATCTCAAGCATAGCCTCATATTGGTTATTTACTATGCTTTCCACATATGGCTTTTGAACAAAATAATTATCATCTTTTAATTTTTTTATGATTATAATAACTTCATCCATAGCTTCTGACAATTTAGAAAATTGACCAATTTGGGCAAAAGATGTTTCTATATTTTTATATTTTTCCAAGCTATCATAACAGGTACTCGTATACGTTATGTTATCCATTAAACAATCTCCTTGTTAATTTCTCTAAATACCTTTGCTAAACTTTTTAAATGATTTTCCAACTCATCTTTAGCTTCTTGTGTAAATGCCTGTCCTTGTAGTAAAAGTTTTTTATTTATTTCTAATACAATATTCCTATTTTCTTTTTCTAATAAATATACTGTATTTATATTTAAACTTACCTCTTGTCTTAGTTCACTCAAAGAAATTTTTACAAAGTTAGATTCTGCATCTAAAGAAGCTTTAACTAAAAGAGGATTTATCAAGCTATAATTTTTCAAATTTTCGAATCTTCTATTTTGACTTTCTCTTTTCAAAACTCTTTCCTCTGTTTTTCTTGTTGTATATTCTGTAAGAATCCAAGTTAATGCAACTAACAGAACCTCTTTTATACTCTCTAAAAAATCAAAAAAAATTTGTAAATCATTCATTTCCTTTAATATTTTCAACTATATTTCCAACTATATTTTCTAGTTGTTTTAAACCTTGCTCCAAAATATGTTTTTGATTTATATTTAATTTGGAATTTTTCGATAAAAGTTCAATAACTAAAAATAAATTTGTTCCTAGTGCTAGGAGATCTTCGATTTTTGCAGTTCCTTGTAAATATACATTATCATTTCTTGATATTGTTAAATTTGAAACTCCAACTTCATCAACAGCACAATCAAACTTAGTTATTCTAAATGGATCTTTGCTTTTAATAATACTTTCCTTAAAGAATATACTATATTTAAATTTAAATTCATCTAAAATATTAAGTATTTTTTCAAAATCATTAAACCCTTCTTTATTTATTTCACCATTGATAGTAATGTAATTAATTATTATGTTACTATCAATTTTAAAAGTTTCTGACAACTGTGCAGATAATAAATTTATAGATAGCTCTTCATGTCTTATTACATAGAACTCTAAAATATTTTTCAAAATATTTTCATTGTTCTTTAGTTCTGATATTTTACTTAACGTATGATATAATTGCTCGTTATACATATAAACTCCTCCAAATCATATAATTCTATATAGGTATATATTACAATAAAATTAAGTTTTTTCCATTAAAACAATGAAATATTAACTAAGATTTAATATTTATTATGTTGTTTATTTTTTAAAATCATACTATCATTTACGAGTATAGTATTTAAAAGTATTAAATAGTTTTAGACAAGTAAAAAGGCTAGATAAGATTTTACTCCTATCTAGCCTAAACTTTATATTTTGAATAACACTAATAATATTAATGCTATTATACCTAATATTATTATTAAATTTATTTTTATATAGCTATGCCTTTTCATATGGTACTATACTTGCGTCTATTCCCTTACTTATAGCCTCTTTTTGTTTCTTTTTAGCATTATTTATATCCTCAAAATAACCTATACTAACTCTCCATCCACTCATCTTCGTTGTATTATCTATTTCTTTAATTGGTATATTTAAATAATCAAGAATACCATATGCTATTGCCTCTCCAAACGCTACTTGCTCATGATATTCATCAATTATATATCTATCAATACTATCTAAAAATGCACATTCAACTATTATTGCTGGTGGAATTGTTTCTCTAATAAATCCATAATAGTCATTACCTTGTGAATTTAATCTACTTTTACACCCTCTTGAATTTTGTCCTAACTCAACAACTCTTTTTTCTATGGCCATTGCTAACTTTTTAGAATTCCCACCTTTATAATGATGGAACACTTCAAATCCATCTCCGCCCCCTGCATTACAGTGAACATCTATTGCAAATAAAGGATTAAATTTATTACATTCTTTTATTTCTTCCTGTAAAGGATCATTTTCATCTATATTCCTTGATAATAATATATTTAAATTATGCTCCTCTAATTTATCTCTACAAGCCTTAGAAATTACCAAATTAACATCAGCCTCTTTAAGTTTATTTGCAACTGCTCCTGGATCACTTCCACCATGCCCTACTCCTATAAATCCTTTTTTCATTTATTTCTTCACCTCTTCCTTATCTATTTCTTTCACTAATAAATCTGCTAAGTTCATATCATTTAGTTTATCTGTGTTGATTTGCAAGCCTTTTATGAGCCAACTAGGTAATTTAGCTCCCATCTCAATAAGATTCTCTACAACGCTAGTTAATTCTTTTAGAATCATATAGATAAGTATCGCAAATACTATAAAATTAGTAGGTGGTACTAATTTTGTTGCTAACATACAAAGGATTAATGATAATATTTCTGCCATACTTCCAAATAATCCATCTCTCAAAGTTCTACTTTTTAACCTCCCATACTTCCAAGCCTTCCCCATACCTGTTGCTACATCAAACACTACTAAAATAGTAAAAATATAATATAGCACCTCCATTGTTATTTGTTGATAAACATCTGATAAATTCATCTTTTTATTACCCCTTTATAATTTATTTTTATAAAGTCTTTGCTAAAAATGTCTATAAAAAAAGAGCTATTCAATTTAAATACCCCCTACTAAGGATTAAATTAGATTAGCTCTTTTATTTTTACTATTAGATTTAAATATCTATATATTTTGTTAGATTCACTTTTAAGCTCTTTTTTAAATATTTACACACAGTCAACCTATGCTTTCCATCATTTCCTATATAGTATTTCCCTTGATATTCATAAACCACTGGAAAATCACCACCACTTGGCTTATTTAATATCTCTTCTAATTTTTTAAAAATTTTATCAATTAAATACATTTTTTCCACTCCATTTAAAGCTTCTAACCAATTATTATACGGTTCTCTTGAACTTCCACTTAATAATGTGGCATCAAATATTTCTTCAGACTTTACTATTTTTATATTTGGTGAATTTTCTAAAAGTATAAAATCCTCTGTCTCATACGGTTCATTTTTCAATTCTTTTTGTCTATTAGAAGTTAACTCTAACTTATTACATTTCGCCTCAATACTGCGGTCAATGTCTTTCTCACATCCTTTGAATTTTTTTAATAACTCTTCTATCTCTCTTCCTCCTCAAAATAATATATATTATCTCCATTATACTGGATATATCCCATTTACTTTTAATAAATCAATTATTTTTTGCTGTTCTTCATTTAAAGATATGACTACTTCACCCAATTTAAATATAGTATTTACAACTTCTTCATTTAAACTATTATTTTCTTCTGTATATAAACTAAACTTTGTTGATAACTCATTTATAGCACTAACTAAATCAATTTTTGTTATAGTTTCTAATCCAGCTAACTGACCAATTTCTTTATTAGTTGCTGTAATATCCTTGTTTAAGTTTTCAGTAAACTTTTCTACTGCCACTATTTGTGCCGTATTTTTAGAAACTTTATTTTTCAAATCTTCAGTTGTTTCAATTTCATTTTTTGTTTTTTCTTCTATACTACTTGTTTTTTCTTCTAGGTCCGTAACTTTACTTCCAAGCGAAGGTGCTAAAACCCCTAGTGTTATAGATGTTTTAATACCTGTATATCCATTTCTTTTAACTGCAACAACTCTCATTTCATCATCTACATTCAAATCACTATCAAATACAGTAACAGTATCACCTAAATTCATTCTTATTGCAGCTTTTAAGTTATCATACTCTTTATTATTTTCTAAATCTAATAAATTTACTGTTATGGTCCTTTTAGGTACTTCATATTCTTTTAAATAATTTAAACCTGCCTGTTTAAGTTCCTCCGATGTTTCTGCTTTATCAAAACTAACCTTTTTATGATAAATAATGGGATATTCATTTATTTTTTTAGAATCCATATAACTAAAACCATTATTAGCATCTTCAATTTGAACCTTATTATTTTCAGGATATATTTTAGTACATAGTTGGCTATAATCAACTTTCAGATCTATCTTGGAAATATTTTTTCCAAATCTGATATATAAATTAGGTTTATACTCACCTTGTCGTTGTTTTATTGTGAAGGTAAAATTATCTCTAATAAGTTCCCCTCCCCAATTTTTTAAAACTTTATTAAATAGAGCATCTATAAAATTTTCTTTTAAAAATTCAGCACTAGATATAGTAGTTAAATCTGTTACACCAATCGAATATTTATTTTTTGTATCTGCTTCTAATAATCTTGATAAAGTCTCATAAGCATTTTGCTCTTTAACAAGTCTATCTATTGTAAATACTTCTATAGCATCATAACTGATATGCTGAGCGTATATTTTAAGACTAAATCCATTATCTTTAATTCCTGTTATTTGTGGTATTCTAAACAATTGACCTTGTGCTTTTATTATAGCTAAAGGTTTAATCCTTTTATATTTTCCTATATTATCTTTTATAACATTAAATTCTAAACTATAATCACCATTAGTTTCTTCATTAATTACTGGATCTATCGCTGTATCTAAAACAGCTTCTCCAAAATGCGAAAAATCTATTTCAAAAGGATCATATAAAATTAAATATTCTCTTTTGAGAGTAAATGCTTCTGATTCAAGTTCTTTATAAGTAAATCTTTCAAGGTCTTTATATTTATAGGTTTCTATTTTATTAAACTTCATAGTATCCCCTTATATCATTTGCCCTAATACCAAGCCATCATTTAAACCTCTATCATATTCCGTCGATATTTTAACGGCTATAGGTTTATAAATAGTTTCTATTTCCACTAATTCTTCTAATACATCTACCGATATTGGAGTTTGACTAGTTAAAATCTTTATACTTTCTAATGATGGTATTAATTTTAATACTTCACATTTTGAGGAGATTATATTATCTGTAACATCTATTTTTCCAAAAGGTGCTGAAAAAATCTCTAATAAAATATCTGAATCAAATATTATTTGAGTTGATATATTTTTACTTGCTGCAATTGGAACTGTTATATCAATAAAATCTTCATTTTCTTTTTTTGAAAAACTTTGTTCTGTTCCACCAACCTTTACTATTAATTCAGTTATATCATCAGAAACAAAAAAAGAATAAAATATATTATCATTTGCTACATTAATATTTGTAGATTTTAAATGTACCCACATCTATGTTAACCTCACATAATAGGTATCTTTTATTTTTAAATACATTGCTCCACCAACATTTATAATTCCACCTTCACTGCATCTAACTTCTGGAATAGAATAAGCTTCTTCAACCGTTCCTATTATTGTTCCATCTGTTATTCCTATAAAAATATCAAACGAATAAAATTTACCAGTTAATATATCTCCATCTTCTGGATGAATAGCTCCTTGTATAGCCGAAGATAAACTATAATTACTTAAAGTTTTCACTAAATTTTTATGAGTTGGAAATTTAGTTGCTTTGAGATGCTTTAAATTAATAATCGAATCTTGATAATTTAATATATTCTGACCTGCATACATATTATAACTACTCGTATCTTTACCTTTTACCCAAAAATGGAATCCTACTGAAGTTTTTCCAATAATAAATCTATCTGGAATATTATCAACTCCAAAATAAATATAACTATTACTGTAATTACAATGAGTGCTTATTAAAATCATTTCTTTTGAACCTAATGTTGAAGTTTCTACATCCATATTCTGAACTAATGTATCTAATAGCCCATAAATATAAGAATTTCTTCCACCACCTATAAAGTATGAGTATTTAAATTCACCAACTTCCCAATATATACATGCAACACATTTCTCTCCTGCATTATATCCGCTATTAACATTCATAACTACAGTCCCTTTATCTTTATCTGCATTTGAAGCTATCCAACTAGGCATATTATTATTTGCTACAGTTGTAGTATTAATTAAATTAGTTTCAGAATCAAACTTTTTAATATTTGCGATAATACCTACTTGTTCAAATGCAACTAATAAATTGTCGACAACATGATGTGCATACTCTAAATAGCTCCATGTTGTATATTTCATTGTTTTAACTTGTGCATATGCCATATTTAAATTCCACCTTTCTTACCATTCTATAATTGTTTCTTTATTTTCAGTTAAATTTATTATTTTAGTTATTTGCTGTCCATTTCTTTCAAATCTATACTGAATAAGTCTACCGTTATCTAAAAGAACATCCATTTCATTCATTCTTGTAAATGTTATATTTTTAGGTTTAGATAAAGCTGTTAGAGCCAAAGCTAATATAGCTTTAAAATCCTCTTGAAAATGAGCTAACTTAAATTTGTCAGTTAGCTCTGCTTTAGGTATATTTAATTCATTACTCATTATAAGCACCTCCAGTTAGTTATTATTTCTATCTTAGAAACATCTCCAGTCCAACTTATTAATGAATCATCTAATGGAATAATAGGAAATTCTCCTCTAAATTTTTTATTAAGTACATTCACGCCTTGATAAACTTCTAGTAATGGGGTGTCAACGGTTATATTATCAACAATATTTTCTAAAGTGAAATTTTGTTGTCCTATAACAATTCCAACATTTCCTCTCCCAGAAATCGTAATTATAGGTTCACTTTCATAATTACCTTTATTCCCTATTTGAGTTGGTTCTGTAATAGTTATTAATTCTTTTCCACCTATTAAATATCCAAAAGGCTCACATTCTAGTTCAATAATAAATCTTCTTGCTTGCCTAATTATACGTTCAAATGGTATTGCATTAACTATTGTTGCTTTATAAAATCTATCTGGTTGATTACTAAAAATAAATTCACCACTCCCATTAAGTAATCTTATAATTTTATCTATATCCCTAGGATCTTTAAGAGTACATTCTATTTTTTTTGATACTTGTTCAAAAAAACCAGTTGGAATAACCATATTTCCATGTCTACTTGGCAAGTCATATTTTTCTACTTTTTCACTAGGTTTTATTATATCTGGCAACTTATTAACAACTAATCCTTTAAAATCCCTACTATCAACACCATTAAAAATAAAATATCCCACTTACTTTCCTCCCCCTCTAAATGCTATTTGCTTTCTGTAAAACTCCATTTCTTCCATAAGTGCTCTTACATCTGTATCTTTATTATTATAAAAATTCTCTATCTGAAGAATAATATCACTATTTCCATTAACTATTTGTTTAGAATTTTTGGGACCATTAACCACATCACCAAGTATAGTTCTTATTTTGCTATACATTACTTCAAGTGGTATTATTGCCTCTGCTTGTTTTCCTGTTCCTTGAAATTTATCTCCAACACCTATATTCCCCATAACAGTAGGACTACTTATTATTCCACCTTTGTATAGCCAACTTACCTCACTAACTTTAGGTATATTGACACCCCATGATTTCCCTCCAATAAGTGGAACCCAATCTGGAACACTAAATTTGATTTTATTAAGTTGAGTTATACACCAATTTATCGCTCTTATAACTGTATTAGTCATACTTTGAGCAATTCCTACCACTGTATTCTTAACACCTGTAAAAACACTGGTTATTCCATTACAAACACCATCCCAAGCACTTGAAAATATACTACAAACACCTTTCCAAATACTTTTCAATGCATTAGTTATAGTTGTAAAAATTGTTTTAAACCCTTCAAAAAGTGTTTTAAATGTAGTACAAACACCTTTCCAAACACTCTTCACTATAGTACAAGCACTATTCCATATAAGCTTTATCCCTTCAACGACAGTATTAAAGACCCCTTTCCAAAAATTAAACAATGTTTCAAAGTAAAGGCACACACCTTGCCAAATTAGCTTAAAGAAATCACATACGCCTTGCCACACAACTTTAAATGCCTCAACTGCTACATTCCAAACTGCTACAAAACCATTCCAAATACCCTTGAAAAATTCTATTGTTGCATTCCAAGCTATTTTTAATCCTTCAAACATTTGTGTAACTAAATTTCTAAACCAATCGCATTTATTCCAAAGTAGAATTATTGCTGCAATAAGTGCTCCTATAGCAATAACTATTAATGTAATAGGGTTAAGGCTCATTATAAAATTCAAAGCTGCTTGTGCTAATGCAAGTCCATTTGTTGCTATTGTTCCTGCAAGAGTTGCTACTTTATGAGCAATGAATTGTACTGTTGATATTCCTGTTTGTATAGCTGTTTTTCCAAATTGTATAGCTGCTTTTCCAAGATTTAAAGCAAAGTTACCTACCGATTTAGCTCCTTCTAGTGCCTTAGTTCCAAAGTTTGATATTGTTTCAATTGCTTTAGTACCTGTTGACCTTATATCTCTATAAGCTTTAATTCCATTTCTTATTCCACCTGTTAGTTTACTAAACGCTCCTAATGCTAAATTAATAGTTACTACGCCTGCTCCTATTCCAGCTATAGTTTGTAATTGAGTTGTACTTAATGAGCTTAAAACAGTCGTAATACTTGAAAAGCCATTAGCAAGCATTGTTATAACTGGTGCTAATGTATCTCCCATTGCAATACCTGTATTTTTAACTTGATTTAAAGACTTTTTTAATTTACTGCCTGTTGTATTATCAACAATTTCAAAAGCTGTATTAGTAGCTCCAAGACTTCCTTGCATATCCTTTAATAAACCATTAAAATCTTTTCCTTCGTTTCCAACAAGAACAAGAGCAGCTTTTCCAGCTTCTGCACTTCCAAACATATCAGCTAAACTTAAATTGTTTTTTTTAGCTTCTTTATCTAGCATTACTAAAACATCACCAAGTGGAACTCCTGATTTAATTAACTCTTGAAAACTTTTCCCTGTACCTTCTTTCAATCCTTTACTAGCTTTTGTACCTGTTTTCCCAAGCTCATTAAGTAAACTATTCATATAAGTTGTAGTTTCAGCGGTTGCAATTCCTTTTGATGTCATAAGTGCATACCCTGCACCTAATTGATCTAATGAAACTCCCATTGAATTTGCGGTTGGAATAATTTTTCCCATTGTGCTAGATAAATCAGCTACCGTAGTTTTACCCTTATTTTGAATTTGTATTAACATATCGGAAACTTTTCCAACTTCAGTTGCTTCCATTCCATATGAGTTCATAATTGTTGTAAGTAAATCAAGAGATTGACCTGATTCTGCAAAACCAGCTTTAGCAAGTTTTGTACTCTCAGTAACAAAATTAACTGCATCTCCAGTAGATTGACCTGCTGAAATAGCATTATAAACATCATCTGCAATCGCGGCTGCTGATATACCTGTCTGATTTGATAAATCTAATATAGATTTTTTCATATCATCATAACTAACAACAGTATGATCTGCTATCGTACTCACCTTTGCCATATTATCTTCAAAACTAATACTAGCTACTGCACTTGCAGTTCCTATTCCAACTATAGCTGTACTAATTGGCTTCAATTTATCACTTGCATTTCCTGTTGCAGTTGATACTTTATCAAATTTATCTGCTAAGTTATCCAATTTTGTATTTTGAATCTCTCTATTCATATCTGCTAGTGCTTTTTCATTTTCTAATATAGCTGCTTCAGTATTATTTAATTGTATTTGTGCATTTTGAAGTTGTTTATTATTAGTAGTTATTGCTTTTTCATTTTGCCCATACTCTTCTTTTAATTTAGCAATTTCTTCTTTAAGTTTTTTACTTTCAGTACTACTTTTTCCTGTCTCTGCAACAGATTCTTTGTACTTTTTATTTGTATCATCTATTTTTTTCGTTAAATCTTGTTGAGTTTGACCATACTTAGCACTATCTTGCTTCAAAGAATTTATTCTATTATTAATAATAGTAACTTGTTTTCCTTGTAAGCTCATTTTACTTGTAAGTTCTTGTTGTTTAACTTTAAGTCTATCTGTTTCAGTACCATATAGTTTAGCTTTAGTTGATGCTAAGTTAAAGTTAGATTGTACCCCTTTAAGCTCACTATTTATTTCATTCATAGCTTTTCTAAAGGTTGAATTATTAGCACCTATGGTAAGACTAGCTCCTGCCAATATCTACACCTCCTTACCAGTTATCATCCATATCAACGCCCTCATCATTTTCTTTATCTGATTGTAATTCAAAACACATATAGTCACAAAATTGTTCTAAATTCATTTCTGAACATTCAAAAAAACTATTTTTGCATCTTGATATAGCAAATTTGTATATAGTGTGAAGTATTTTCTTTTTCATTTGCCAATATGTTAGCAATTCCTCTTCTTCTACATATCCATTTTCTAAATCATAATCATCAAAGAACGAACCACAGCAAGAAGAATTATCTTCTTCTATTTCTTCTTGCTTGCTGAGTTTTTTTGGATTTTCTCAATTTTATTATTTAATTTGCTTTCTACCTCTGCCTGAACCTCTAAAAATTTAAATACTAATTCTGAAACATCTAAATCATCATATAAATCATCACTTGTAAATTTATTATCAAATAGATCTACTATAAGTTCTCTCATTAATGCCATATCATCTTTATTAAACCCTGTATTACTTTCACTTTGTCTAGTATCAATGTCATGCATTACATCGCAAAACTTATCATATTTTCTACCTACAATTTTAGTACACTCATAATTTTTACCTTTAACTATTATCTTCATAAAACTCCTCCTAATAGTAGAAAAAGATAGCACTAATGCTATCTTCACTTTGATTATTTTATATTACTTCTATTTTATTTTTCAATACCTCTGGTGTTTCTTTTAATGGTTCTGGCACACTAGAAAACCAAGTTTTTATTATCTCTTTAGCCTCTGTATCTGCTGTTACTAATTCATCTTCATGCACTCTAACTCTATAAGTACCATCTATTGTTCTTGCATAAAATGTTCCCTTTAATGATTTTGTTTGAGCTGCTATCTTTTCACCTTGTGTTTCATATTCATCCTCATCATCACCATCAAACTTACCACAATATAACCAAACAAATTGATATTTACCTTTTGAATTTTTAGCTCTAAAGCCTAATGCAATTTCAACTGCTGCATCATCTTTATTTTCTATAAGCATTCCTTTAATCAATTTAGAACCACTTATAGCTGCTTTAATAGCTAATAATAATCCATCACCTTCTAGTTCTACATCAATAGACTCTAAAGCTGATAAAATATCCTCTACTGAATCATCTGAGTATATTTTTTCCGAACTTTTTTTAACACTTATCTTTCCTGTTACCGCTTTAAATAATTTTTGTGGTGCTTCTGCTGTATAACTTTCAAAATCATTTTTTGTAACAATCGCAACATATACATCTTTAAAACCAACTCTTCTTGCCATTTTTATTCCTCCGTATCATCAATTAAAATTTTAAACCTCATAGCTTTATGATATAGCTTAGTATCTATTTCATAATCATCTTTATTTTCAGTAAAAATAAAATCAGCCTTTCTCAAAGCTGACCTAACATTTCTTTTTAATTTTATATCATCATCTTTACTCCAAATATCAACTTGAATATGAATACACAACATTTCTATATCATCATCACTTTCAAACTCTGGTACTTCCAAAATTATTAAGTAAGTTATATGAGTATCATTTATATTTTTATCATACCATCCATATTGTACTGGTACTGTTATACCTGCATTGACTAAAGTATCATAAACTTTTTTTACTATATCCATTTATCCTAATAACTCCTTTAGTAAATTTTCATACTTTCGCATCCCTATTTTTTTCAATTCTTTATAGGTTACTTCAGCAGCTGGTAAAAATGCTGGATGTGCACTTCTATGAGATGTTCCCCACTCTTCCATTTTCATATAAAAATAAGGTGAATCATCTGATTTCTCCCATCCAACAACAATAAATACCCTATCATTCTTTTTCTTAATAGATGTTATAGGTATATTATCCCTTCCATGTTGTCCTGTTCTAGAGCCTTTTCTACCACTTTTACTAGGGTCTATACTCTTATGAATTCTTTTTTCAGCTTCTTTATGACCAATTAAAGAACCCTCTTTTACAATTTCTCTATCAACTTTTTCTAGGTCCTTACCAGTAGCTAATTTTGTACACTCTTTTATTAATTCATCTAAGCCTTCAAATTTCATATTAAACATTAAATCACCATCTTAGCTTTAAGGTATACCCAATCTTTTTTATTTTGCTTAAAATCAATTTGATAAATATCATATTCTATTCCATCGCAAACAACTAAAAAATCAGATTTATTACTTTTCCTCATTTCTTTAATTTTTTTACAATATCTAACTTTAAACACTAAAGTATTTTCATACTTAATATTTATAGCTTCATACAATTCTTTACCAAATAACTCTAATAATTCACACCAACATTTATAATATGGTTTCAAATTTTCTTTAGATCTACCATCAATTATTTCCTTTTCTCTTTTCTTAATCTCAATTCTAGTATCCATCTATTCACCACCATAAAAATTACTTAGTTTATCTAATATAGTAGTTACTATTATATCTTTTTTAGAATTAGCAGCTATTATAGTTCCTCTATTTTCATACATATCACTTATTAACTTTGACTGTAGTAAATCTGCTAATTTCACCATTTTTTCATCAACTAGATATTCATTCCCTACACAAGACTCAATGTATATGCTACTTGCAAGTATTAAACTCTCTATATAATCATCATCATCTAAATAATTTAGCACTTCTTTCCGCACCTTTAACAACATCAAACCTTTCAACAGCTCTTACTGCTGTTTGATTATAATCAAATAAAGCCTCTGAAGATGTTGCAATTTCTAAAGTTTTTCTATCAAAGAATTTAATAAGCTCTTTTAAATTTGCAATATAATATAATAAGTTCCCCTCACTTGCTACTAAACTTTCATCATCAAGCGTTACTAAAGGTTTTCCATTGAAATAATCTACCCCACCTATATTAGTAATAAGATTTAAACTTCTTCCTTCTTTATCTTTTAATGATTTTAAATAACAATACCCTGATACATTAGTTACTGTTATAAGTCCTGCTTTTACAGTTGGCAATGAACTATCAATAGCATTTTCAAGCCCTATATAATCAGTAACTATTTCTCCTGTAGCATTTATTGTTAATATATTTAAAATCTCATCATTTTCTGTTAAAACTGCACCTTCTGCAAAGTCTGGTGTTATTATATTTTGTATAATCCCTACAACTTCATCTTCAGTTAATGAATTTTCAATTGGAATTATTTTACCATAGTCTTCAACAGAATAAGATATTTGAGTGGTAGCTGCTGCACCTTCTCCAATTGCTTTTCCACTTACTAACTTAACTAATTTATTATTTCCAAGAGTTGCTACTGGCATTTTTCCTGTGTTTGTTGTTACTGGTATAACATGACAATAAGGTTTTAATGATGGATATCCTTTTCTTAAAACTAACAATTCATTTATAAAACCTTCTGGCATAGCTGCTCCATTACCACTTAGAGTAACAAGTGCTCTTTCCTCTTCTGTTAGTTCTTTTTTCATAAGCATTTTTGCTATTGCTCTAAGTTCACCATTTTTATTTCCTTCTATACCTCTTTGAGCCTGTCCTGCTAAAATAGCTTTATCTGTTTTTGCTTCTTCCCTTTCTCTTTGTTCTTCATCTCGAATAAGTTCTTCAATACCAGTTATATCAGAATTTAACGTCTCCATTTGTGAGTTAATACTTCTTAACTCCTTTACATCATCAGTAGTATTAGCTGTATTAGCTAACTTGCTTCTTAATTCTTGTTTAGATTTTAATAATTTTAATAATTTATCTTTCATTTAAAGTCCACCTTTCATTTTTAATATTTTATTTCTAAGTCTTTCAACTTCTAAATCTGTATTTGGTTTTTTCATTTCCTCTTTTAATGTTTCAAAACTTCTGCAACTTATTTCGCTACTATCATAAGCAGGGAATGTGCAAGGACTTACCTCAAATAAATCTGCTTTTATAATACTTCTTTTGTAAATTTCTTCACCTTCGTGCATTACTTTAGACCATTTATTTTCTAAGCAAGTAAATCCAAAACTCGAACCATCAACATCACCTCTTTGAACACTTTCAAAAACATCATTTCCCCATGAATTATTAGGTACATCAATGTCATAATTTAACCCATCACTATTAGAGTTAAATCTAAGTGTATTGCTTTTAACACTACCTAGTGGCTTACCACTTTCATGATTCCATAAAGCCTTTTGTTTATTCTCTTTTAAACTTTCATCAAAAGCACCTGCCGATACCTCTTCTAAAAATTTATCTCCCCATCTATCAACAATTAAGGTAGGTGAATTATATTTAACTGCATATCCACCTATAGTTCTTTTTTCTGCTTCTGTATCTGCCCTAACTTCAATATTAAGGTTAGAAAAATGTCTTACTTCTCTTTTTTCACTCATTATTCTTTCACCCCCTTTCCAATATCCTTAATTTTGAGAACTCCTGCATTAACAATAAGATCATCTGCTCCTGCAAGTTTTTGTTTTTGTAGCATAAGTCTTGCTTCATTAGGTGTATATATTCCACCTGCAACATACTTACTAAGTATATTTGCCTGACTTTCTGCATTAGTTCTAAGCATTACATTAGTATTAAATCTAAATTTATAACCATTTATCCTCTCTACTGGTGTGAGTACCTTCCAATCTAACTCTTGCTCTATGCTTTCAAATAAAATAAGCAACGTATCAATTAAAAATGATAGTTGCTGTTGTTCTAATGAATTATTATTGGTATCTTTTAAATCATTTAGTTGGAACATCTTAATCCCAAAACTTGCTGCTATTTGACTTATAGACATTCTTCTAATTTGTTCAAACTGTGCATCACTTAAAGATAAGTTTAATGCTTGAACATTATATCCTGCTGGAATAGTAAAGGCCCTTCCAGTACTTGAATATAACCTATCAAACTTAGCTTGAATTTTTTTCAATTCTTTTTCTTCTTTTATATCACTTGTCAGTTGAACAACCATTTTGCTAGTTAGTCCATTATCAAATAAAGCATTTAAATATTTTTGTGATTTTATATTTGTATTTACAGTATCTCTAATCATCTCTTTATTAGCATTTGAATTAATACCATCTATTGAGAAATTTTTAAGGTCTAGTATATCTTTGTATAAGCAAGTTTCAGTTTTATTGCTACCTGGTACTTTAAACTCTACTAGAATTTTATTTTTAAGGTCTGAATTTAAAAGTCCTTTATCATCAATAATTAGTCTTTTAAACTCTACTGGCCAAAAGTTTAAAACTTTCCCTTTACTATCACGCTCTATATAAGCACAACCTCTTCCCTTATGTTGCCTATTAAGCTCCATAGCTTTCCAAAAATCTATTGCACTCATATATTCATTAGGTCTTAAACATATTTTTTCATAAATATAATGATTAGACGCTCTAGTATCTCCATCATTTAAGCCTTGTAACAAGTAACATGGTACTTTTGCAATTGCCTCAGTAACTATTTTCATACATGTAAAATAAGTTGTTTCTCTAATTGCATCTCCTGATAATCCTGTATCAAAATTATGAAATTTCAAAAATAATTTTTCTGCATCTGAATAACTTGTATTTACTTCTCTTTTTTCAAATAATCTGTTTGCAAACATCATTTATCCCCTTTCATCATCAAATAACTACCTCCTAACATTCCTATTGCTAATAAATATAAAGCTATATATTTATTAAGACTTAAAGTTGTAAAAAATAAGATAAAAAAAGAACCTACAAGCAATAAATCTGCTAATACATTCTTACTAAAAAACTTTTTTATTTTAATTACCCCCAATCAGCTTTATCTAATGCTGCAACTGAATCATAATGATCTACATCATTAGCTTCAATAGCTAATAATAAACCCATAAGCATTGCTATTATTCCATCTATTTTAAACTTCGATTTCTTTTTACTATATTTAACATTCATAGCATCATCTATAACTGCAATACAATTCTTAGCCATAAACTTAAAACATTCATTATCAGCAATAATTAGTCTTTCATCTATTAATAAATTTTCAAAATCATTAATTACCTGAGTCATTGTTTTACTTCCTTGACCAAGCGGAATGATATCCCATTTATCTTCTAGTACATTTATTATTGTTTGGGAACCCCACCTATCAAAACCTATTTCGACTATTTCAAATTCATTGTCTAAATCAAATAAGTTATCTAATACAGAATTAAATTTAACATACTTACCTTCTAATGCTATTAGGTCACCTTTTTTTACCCAATATGAGTAAGGAATACTTTCTTTGAACTCCCTATCTACCAATGTATCTTTAGGTGTGAATAATAAAGGATAAACTATAAACTTATCATTCTCTTCATCATAAAATACTAAAACAAAAGCAGTTACATCATTCTTTGATGATAAATCTAAACCGCCCCAGAATTTCAAACCTTTTAATTCTTCTAACTTAACTTTTCTAGTGCAAGATTCCCATAGGTCCATATTAATGGCACCTTTTTCACTATCTAATGCTACATGTTGATTTAAATACATTCTTCTAAACATATTCTCTTGAAGTGGCATCAATTTAACTCTTTTAGCTAGGTTTTTTAAATCTTCAAAGTTTCTGAATATACCTAATGCTGGATTAGCCTGATACCATTGCTTTTCATCTAGAACATCACACCCTTTATCAGCTTCATAAATTTTATGATAGAAAGTAGGATCATCTTCTTCCTCTCCACTTTCTATTTTTTTACTCATATCATAAAGTTGTTGCTCTAGATTAGCGGGATTCTCACCTGAACTAGCTGTTGTTATAGTCATTAGTAAAGGCTCAATCCATGTACCTTGTCCTGTTCTAAGCTTTCCATACATTTGGTCATTTTTAGCTTGATGTATTTCATCAAGACAAGCCACATAATCATTAAAAGAATCGGCATTATCTGCATCACTTGATAGAATCATAAGTTTATTTCTATTATCTTTTCTTACAATTGTCTTTGTACTATCTGTTATCTTACAATATTTCTTTAAAGTTTTATTAGTTCTAACAAAATGAGCTACTGTATTATACAATTCCGTTGCTTGCTTAGTAGTATTAGCAGTTAATATAAATAAAGCTCCAAATATCCCTTGCTGACAAAAGAATAAGTAAGTTACTATTATTGCTACTAAAAATGATTTCCCATTTTTTCTAGGTATATTAATATGTGCTTCTCTATGCTTTCTTAGATTATCGGCCTTTCTTCTTACACAAAGAATTTCAGTTACAATCTCAAACTGAAATTGAATAAGTTCAAAAAATTTAGACATTCCTCTATCATTTTTTAATTTTCTAATAAACCTATAGATTTTTTCAGCCTCAACTTCATCATAGTAATATAAATCACTATCCCACTTAGATTTTAAATTTTGTATCCAACCTTTTAACACTAGATTTTCAACTTTAATTTTTGCTTTAGCCATGTGAAACCATATCTTCCATTTCTTCATCATATTGATTATTTAAATTTTGTGGTGAAGTCTTTGTCATTCTTGCCCTTGACGCTGGTGTTATTCCAAGTTCTTTCATCCAACTTCTCATTTCTTGCTGTGCTTTGTTAGCAATTGCAACTTCTGGTCTTTGCTGCTCATAGCCTTCTTCATTAATTACCATTGAAAAACCTTTTTTCAAAAGTAATTCTTCGCACCTTTTCCACTTTGAATAATTTGCACAATATCCTTCAAGTGCTTTAATATCTTTATGAGTAAAATCTTTATTTTCTTTTTCAAGAAGTTTAACTATTCTTTTCCATTCAGTAATACCTTCATCATCAAGCCATTTAGGACATATAATTTTCTTTGCCATTTAATGTTCGCCTCCTCTAAAATCTACGACCCCCTATAGTGAAATTTTGCATAATTTCTCACGCTTACTTTTAATCGCGACTTTTTTTATTCCCCTTAAAAGTTTTTATATCCCCCCTGCCATCCCAAACTCCTCATAAAACTTATCTCTCATTTCAAGCAAGTTAAATTGTGTTAATTTTCTTTTTTTAGAGTTCCTATTATATGCTGCATGTATCAACCTATGGTTCTTCTCTGTAAGGTAGATAAGGTTAGCTACATCTAATCTACTGGTCCAACTTTCAGTAAGCTCAATGATATGATGTGCTCTTTCACCAGCAACTACCTTACCAGTTGTATAGTACTCATAGATATCCATACCACACACTGCCGCTATAAGACTTCGCCTTGCTATTCTCCACTCACTAGAGTTATAGAACTCTTGGTACTTCTTCTGGTACTTATCTTCTAACCTCTTCCGTTGATACTCTCTATATCTTTCCTTATCACTATCCTTATGTTTAATGCAATACCTTGTATCTCCATCCAATACCCTATGACACCCTGTTCTACTACATAACTTCTTTATTGCCATGCTCTATTACTTTCCTCTCATAGTAATCTTTAATACTATTGTTTAGTTCATCATCTATCGCTATCTTCTCATTAGTCTTATGATCTATTAGGTATATGTCTCTTCTACACAATTTACTTATCATTACCTCAGCAATTAAATCATTATCTATAACTACCACTTATTAACTCCTTTATGATATGATTACTTACTTTTCTATATAAAAAACGTTCGTGTTTTATATGTTTGAATGTTTGGTTTGTATAGGGAATCACACATTCATTTTGAAAACTTCCTACTACTAATACATACTTATATTTAACATATCAATATTTATAGACTCAGAAATTAAACATTCATAATCAAATAAAAAAAATATCATCTAACAAAGTCATTCAATGCTCTGCTATATTGATGATATTTTTCTCTATCTAATCCTATATAAAGTTTTGTTTCCTCTATGCTCCTATGACCTAATAACTCTTTTACCGCCACAATATCACAGCCACTATCAACATAGATTTTGTATGCATATGTCTTTCTCATACTATGTGCACTTATATCATACAACCCAAAGTATTCTGCTGCATCTTTTAATATATTACTCACAGCCTGTACACCTATTGCTTGATTAATACCTTTTCTGCTTTTAAAAAGATACTCATAATCCTTTTTATTATTTATATACTCTTTAAGAATTTTAGATAACCTTGGCAACAACTCAACAATTCTAGACTTCTTATTCTTTTCTCTTATATTTCTAGAGTTCATTTTCTTACCTTCATAAATATTAAACTCACCTCTTCTTAGTGCTTCTTTAATATCTCTAACTTTTAATTTAATTAAATCACCAGTTCTATATCCTGTTGTTATTCCAATTAAAAATAAAATATAATCTCTTTCATTTTTGCATTTTAAATAATCTTGTATATCTAAAACACTCTCTCTATTTTTTATAGGCTTTGATGCCCTTTTTTTACCCACATCATCTCACCTGCCTTATACCTCCACGAGTTCTTTTGTAACTACTATGCTTCATCATATTTTCATAATCTGATTTTTTAAAACTTTCACTTACTGTCCTTACCTTCAACCTTCTATGAACTTCTGCTTGTTGTTGCTTTAACATTTCTTTTATTAACATCAACTCACCCCTTTTTAAGTATAAAAAAAGAGCCCAGGCATAGCACACACCTAAACTCTTTTAATATTGTAAATCCCTGTTTTCACAAAGTATATTTTTTTAACTGATTACACTATAACATATATAAAAGCCCAAAAAAAGGGGAAAAAATACGGAATTTCTTCGGAATTAAAAAAATTACTCTTTTTCTATTTTATAAATTTAAAATATCTCTTTACCTTATATCTTCATATTCTTTGCTTCATATTGAATTTATCTTCATATTTTTGGTAAGAATACAATAATACAATAATTATAAAGGAGATATTTAATGATACAAAATTTTTCAAAATATTCACTCTCGATAGTTAAAATTACTTTAAATACACCAACTCTTTTAGATGAAATTAAAAACTTTCAATTTTTAGCTGAAAACCTCAGGTCATATGATGTAACAAAAAACACGTATTATTCTAAAATTTTCTTTAAATTTTGTCATATGAATAGATGTACTAATGAAGTAAAACAAATTTTTTTAAATTTCTTAGAATATAATAAAAATAAATCTAAGCTTTCTTTGGAAGCCTCTATAATTGACCTTAAAATCAAAACTAACAAATGTCAAAAAGCATATATAACAAAAATGTTCGCAATCATAAATTCTGACTATCCTATTTTAAATACACCAATTTGTGATAAATTAGATATCCCTAATATCTCAGGTATTAAAAATAAAAATGCTATTTGTACTCAGTACTTAAATTTACAGAAAGCTTATAAAGAATTTTTATCAACTAAACAATGTAAACAGTGGTTAGAACTCTTTGATAAAAAATTTCCAACTGTTAAAATTAGTCCAACTAAAAAAGTAGATTTTATATTATGGATTATCCCATAATATAAAATCTTCCTTCAAACTAAAATGGAACCACTAATGCTATCATCATGACTCTTTACACTTTATTAACTTGTACCGCCTCCCCTCTCATGGTAAAATTATCCTAATAAAATATAAGGAGGAAACTTACTATGAATATGATTTCTGTAAATTCTAGCAATCTAGTTGCAATTGGTTATGATGGAAGCTCTATGACTTTAAGAGTTCAATTCAGAACTAGTATTTATGATTATTTTAACGTTCCGTCAAACGTATATGACAATCTTTTAAATGCTAATTCTCATGGACAATATCATGCTGCATATATAAAAAATTCTTATCAATTCAAAAGAGTTGGTTAGTTTACAATTTCTAGTATTATCATAGGACCATTGCATATTACTATTTTAGTTTTATAAGGTTCTATGATTTTTTTAATTTCGCAATTAATTTTCCTGTTTTATCTCCATCTGAATTCACTGATACTGTATATATATCCAAAATTCACTATATTGATTTCTTTTTTTCAAGAAAAGGAACGCTAATAATTTAATATCTCCATCATTTTTATTAACCCTTCTCTTTCAAGCTTTTTACAAGTTTTATCACTTTTTTTAACGTTGTAATAAACAGTTTCCCATTTATGATTTTCTATATGCTTACATTCAATTACTTCTCGCTCCCCTGGATCTAGAACACTTAATGCATTTTCTATTTTATCTACTTCAATGCCTTTATGAGCTATATTAAATTCCAATTCTTCTCTAGCTTGAATTAATTTCATAGCTTGATTTTCTGTTGTTCTACTTATTCCAGAACCCCCTCCTACACTGTCATAACCTACTCCTTTAAGTCCTATTAACTGTTCTACCTCTTTAAGTCTTATCTCTAATGCTCTTCTTTTTGCTACGATAACTCTATATTGATTAAGTCTATATCTTAATTGTTGCAACATTTGTTTATCCATAAACTTTACTTCCCCCTAAGTTCCTGTCTATTTCTAACTCTCTTTTTATTCTTTTCCTTGCCCTCATTCTTCTTTATAATTCTTTGAATTTTAGGTAAAGCTTTTTCACATGCTCTACTTATAACTTCTTCAACACTAATTCCTATCCACATACCTTTCTACCTCTACACTTTAATTATTATGTCAAGTTACTTAAAATGTCATATAGTTTATACTCTGTAATTCCAAGTCTCTTTCTTATTTCAACTTTTGTTATTCCCTCTTCTACCAAAGCCAAAATATCTTTCTCAAGCATTTCATCTTTCTTTAAATCTCTTCTTCCATTTTTAGATTTAAATATAGCTTCTATAAAATTTATAGCTATTTCTTTATCTTCTCGTAATGCTTGATATTTCACTTCCACAATTCTCTCCACCCGACAAATCGTCTTGCACCTCCACATCTAAATAAATATTTGAGTACTTACTTTTCCCTCTTCCCTTATCAAGTTTGTATCTCTTTCTAGTAATTTAGTTATTATCTTTAGTTCTTCATTTCCCTTTATATCATCAACAAAGGTTAATCTTATCTTTATTATGTTCCTCACCTTTCTTCTTTAAAATTTCGTTTTATATATCAAAAGTCATATTTCTTTCACATCTCTTACTTGGCAACTTTAAACTTTCTATAAGCTCTTCATACTTTCTTGCACTAACTACTTCTCCACTTGCAATTATTTTTGGTGAATATTCATTTTTATAAATCATATCCCACCTCTGTCTACCTGTAAGCTTTCTATTTCTTAAATACTTATAAACAAAATATTTATTTATTTTAAAATCAAAAAATATAACATAATAATCTTTTAAAATATCACTACCAAACATATTTCTACGCCTCCTTTTTTAATAAGCACCAAAAACCTTGTTTTTCTCTATTACAAGCATTTTTAATATCTATTTTCCCAGTTGAATAGATATTATTACTGACTATGCTCTGTATTCTCTTGCCCAATTTATAAGCTTCAAGTGCTGCATTGAAAGTCATCATAAAATCCACTGTACCTTCCCATAAGTACATCCATTAATAATAGTCATTTGCACCATAAACATGTAACCAATATTCACTAGTACCATGAAAATAATCGAATCTTAAATATTCTTTTTTTCTTGCATAAATTTTATTGTCAATCATATTTCTTTTGTATTCTTTTTTTAGTTCTTGTTGCTTCGATATCCTTTTCCAAGCTCCATTAACTATTTTTTCATATTCTTCTCCTATTCGGCTATATCCATCTACTGTTTTTATAAATCTAGTTGTTTCTCTACACCAGTAAACCTCTTTAACCTCAATCTCCGCTCTAGCTCTTAGTCCCCATCCATTTAAAAAATTCACTAAAAACCTATCATATAAATTTTTATTTTCTTCACTCAAACTTTTATACCCTTTTATCATAATTACACCTCCAACTTAGTTATGGTCCACTCCTGTGAACTCTGTAAGCATTTTTTTAAGAAACACATCACCACAATCATCACACATGAAAGTTGTATTATCTCCAAGAACTATATCAACTCCAGCTTCATCAACTTCTACATGTCCCTTGCAACTAAAACACTCTTTTATTTCTTTTACTTCATAGCAATTAACTTCAATTTTTACTGTTGCCATCTTAACTCCCCCTTACTCTTCACTTAACTTTTCTTCTATTTCTTCTGCTTGATATCTAATATCTGTAATATTTTCTTCTAGTTCATCAAACCATTTATCAATATTTTCTTCCTCAATTCCTTGTTCTTGCATTTGTTCTCTTATCCAGTTGAGTCTATGCTCTGCTTTGTTTACTTTCCTTTGAACAATCTCCATTGCTCCTAGCACTATTCCTTTTTCCATTACTATTTCCTCCTAAACATTCAAAATTAAATTTTAACTCTTGATATGTCCATCCCCTTGAAGTCTTATAGTTGCTTAGTAGTATCTCCATATTTCCCTCTTATGCTGTAATCTTATATTCTATCAATTCATAGTGTATTTTAGCTTTTCTTAATGCTGCTATAATGTCTTTCTCATATCTTTTCTTTACGATACCTCTTGAAAAATCATTAGGTGCCACTACTGTTACCGTATTTTTTTCTTTTAAAAATTTTAAACACGCTATCCATGTTTTAAATGCTACTTCTGTTAAATTAGGTTTAATAATTTCTTTAATTTCATCAAAACAATCTTTTTTAGAAATCATTTCTTCATCAATTTTTATTTCTTGAACTCCCTTTAAATAATCTTCTGCTGCTTGTGGATTTATTTTTCCATCCTGCTTCTCTTTTAAAGCTGCAATCTTTTTATCCTCTTGCTCTTTATGGAAATCTGAAATCGAATTATATAAGGCCTCTTTTGTTTTTACCTCTTTAACCAAACATTCCTCTAAAACTTTTTCAAAATAGCTATATGATCTAGCTTTTTTAGTTTTACAATAATCTATTAATACTTCTAAAAATTCTTCATCTTGCTTTTCTATAACTTCTAAAAATTTGATTTTAGGTGTTGTTTTCAAAATACAAATACTAGATTCAAATAAATTTATAAAACTATTTTCTTTATTTTCTAAAGTAAAAGGCTTGCCCTTACTATTACTAATAGTAATCTCTGTAGTAGTCTCTGTAGTAGTCTCTGGTATTGCTTCTGCCAAATTGGCGGAACCATTCTGCCAATTTGGTGGAAGCATTCTGCCAATTTGGCAGATACTTTGACCATCCTGCCAATTTGGTGGAATGGGTATATTTTTATCCATTTCATCTTTATTTTCTTTTTTTGCTAAAGCACCTTTTTTACCAAATTCACTTCTTTTTTTAGATAAATTCTTCTTTTTATCCAGTCTCAATTCTGCAACTTCTAACAATTTTTCATAATTCAATGAATACCACTTAGTTTTATCCCCAGCCATTTTATTAAAAGTTGCTGTAATTAATAGTCCATCTTTTTCTAACCCTTGAAATGTTCTCTCTAAAGTCCTTAAACTTAAAAATTCAAAATCATTTTCTTGCCAATCTTTCAAACTATTAAAGGTCCAATAACGGCCATCTTTAAAATTTGTCTTATTTCTTTTGTTTATATCCAACCAATAATGTATTTGTTGAAAAACAACTGCTTCTTTAAGCCCTAAAACAGCCGCTAACTTTTTATTAATAGTGATTGGTTGTTCATTAAATAATAATTCCTCAAGTTTCATAATTCAAAATTCCCCTTTACCATATCAACTTCCATATTTTCACATTGATAATTTTCTGAAAATAACTTATAATTTAGAAATAATACTTAAAAATAAATTAACGTTAGTTGATTTTTTAATACTAATTAAAAGTAATACACGTCCTAATGTTTATTAACTTTTAATTCTAAAACTTGAATGTATGTAGGTGTAATTCCTAGTTCCTTGCATACACTCATATATTTTCTAAAAATTTTTAAATCCACAAATCTCACCCCTAAATATATTTATTTAGGTCATTTCCTAAGATGCAGTTTCCCACCCTACAATTGAGTTTGGATCTACTTCTAGTGCTACACAAATTCTGATTAATACGTCAATTGTTGGATAATATTTATCATTTTCAAGTTCTGATATATAATTTCTACTTACCTGTGCTAACTCACCTAATTGCTTTTGTGTGAGTTTTTTTTGTGTTCTAAATTTCTTTATCTTTAGTTCATACATAATATAACCTCCTGTACTTTCTATCCCTAGTTTAGCAACAGTCTGTTATATTTCTGTGTTAACTATTTTTCATTATTATCTACCCAATTTAAAAAGCTATGTCTAGGTATTCTGATACATTTCCCCATCCTTATAACTCTAAACCTTTCTTGTTTAAATAGTTCATAAGCATGTGCTCTACTAATTCCTAAATATGCAGCAACCTCATTTACAGTTAATATTTCCTTTAAATCTTCTCTTCTCATTTGATTACCTCCCTAAAGTTATTCTTATAAGTCATATAGTGGTATTTAATTTGCATAATTATCGAATAGATTATAAAATTAAATTATTGCTTTCCACAAAGCACACTATAAGTGTGGATTATTTGCAAAAAAAATTTTATCAATATCTGCATTCGGGAATGTTTTTTTAAATTTATTTAAAAAATTATAACTAGGTCTTCTTTCACCAGTCTCTATTTTGGAATAAAAAGAATAGGTTATTCCTAATTTTCTTGCTATTTCTTTTTGTGAAGAACCTAAATCATTTCTAAAATCAATTAAATTCATAATCAAAATAATTTCACTCCTTTCAAACTTTGCACACTATTAGTGTGACTCTGTATTTAGAATAACACACCACTATTAGTGTGGTCAATGTTTTTTTGAAATTTTTTTGTGTGAATTTAAAAAACACACCCACAATTTGTGGTAATATAAAGATATATCAATATTGGAGGTGCTAATTTGTTTGATAAGATTATAAAAAATCTTAGAGAAAGTAAATCTCTTAGCCAAAAAGAATTAGGTGATATTTTCAAAATAAGTGCTAGTACTATTGGAATGTGGGAACAAAACAGGAGAAACCCTGATAAAGACATGCTGGTTAAAATAGCTGATTACTTTGATGTTACTGTAGATTATCTTCTTGGCCGAACATCTAATAAAGACTCTAACGTATATACTACATTATTAGATAATCACACATATACAATAGAAGTCGCTAAAGGTTTAAAGCAAGAAATAACTCAAGATGAATTAAATGAACTTGTAAAAAAATTAAAAACTGTAGGTTTTGATATTAATAAACTGTTAGAAAAAGAAAATGATAGCAAATAAAAATAGCTATAGATACGTAATGATCTATAGCTATTTTTATTTATTATCTAAAGTTCTTTGATATATGTAATTTGCTTTTTTAAGACCTATTTTATCAAGCATATGACTAATATCCCCCAAACCCAATAAAGTTATTGAATCAACTTCTCGTGCATATTGTCTTGCATTAGCATTAAATAAACCTGTATTAAGAACTATTGCTTCATCAGCTTTATTTTGAACCATTGCTCCTATAAGTTTTTGACAAATCTCTCTTCCAACCTGTTGTGTTATAAACTTTTTACATTCTACTATAATATGTTTATCTAATATAATATCTTTTCCACCATCATATTGATATTGAGTAAGTTCAACCTCATAACCTAACTCCTTAAATAATAACGAACAAAATATTTCAAACTGTCTTGGATTTAAATTAAACTTAATACCCTTCGAAATATCATATATGCTCCTATTATCATAATTTAAAGTACTCTTTTTCTCTTCAGTCTTTCTAAGTGAGTTGTGCACATTATTTCTTCTTTCATTAGTTCTTGTTTGCTCATATTTACTACACTGTTTTATATCTCTAATTGCCAATAAAAAAATAATACCACTAAATATTATGACACCTATTATAAAATACATTTTTTCACCTCAAGTTATATTTTGGTCGAAAAAATAACTTTATATTCAAAAAGACATATTTAATCTGAATTTTTGATTAAATATGCCTTTTAATTTAATTACTCTCTGGAAAACAAAAAATATAAGCTAGTTACTGTAAGAATTTGAAGCATTATAGCTGTTGCTATAAGATAAAATTCTATGTACCCTATAATTGCACAACTAATGGTATCACCTAAAAACTTTATCGAAATAGCTATAAATAATATCATAATTAGATAAACCAAACTAAACACACTTCGAATCATTAATAACTTATAATAACTTATATAGTAATTCATTCGGTCTTTTCGATCTGTTTGTTCTTTCTTTGCTAATGATATATTATCACTAGCTGATGTTGCTAAAATCGTTAACGATGCAACACCAAATGCAACTAATAGTGAACTTATAGTTATAATAGCATCATTAAACTCTGATAGATTATCTATTACATCTACTTTTTTTGTAATAAAAAAACAACCTAAACTTAATATTAGAGGTATTATAAATATTTCACACAATTCTTTTTTATTAGCTGACTTTAAAAAATTTTGGAAAATTATTAATATTTTTTTAAACACATAATCACTCCTCTGCTTCATCAAGTGCTATACATATATCTGGGTTATAATTCTCTATCACTTCAGCAAGTAGTTCTATTAAAATATTTTGTATATCTTCACTATCTACTAAACCATCAATATCTTCTTTAACCTCTATATACTTATTATACTTAATTTTTTCCGTATCAATACTTATAGGTGAACCATCCTTAGTTCCTGATATAACTATTTTAGTGACTTTATCTTTATTCATATTTTTTATATATTTAGTTACCTCTTTCTTAAAACATTTATTATATATTATAGGCTTATAAATTAACTCAACGGAATCTTTAAATATAGTCTCATTTCCAAATTTAACATCCTCATCTAAATTAATGAAATTTTTACCTATATTAAATTTAAATAAAGATATTTTATTTAAAGATTGTAATTCATCTAAAAATTTAGTGCAAGGTAAATGATTTATTTTCAGTTCAAAGTTTAATAATCTATCACGCAGTTCAAGTTCACCTTCTAATTTATAATTTTCTTTGATAAAAGCTTTATATGATCTATTAAATTCATATTCTAACATACTTTTTGATACTGCACCCATTATATTTTCCCAAGCTATTATTGCTATATTGCAATCTCTTAAATTCGTGTGAATATAATGTTGATTATCTAAATCGCCCTGGTTCTTAGCCTTTTTAAAAGCCCGTACAAAATCAGTATCTACAACCTGTGTTGCTTTATTGTATTTTATATAATTCATTTTTATAAACTGACTATTAGCAATTTTATTTTCTTCACTATCCGTTTCAATATTTTTAATTAATTCAATTAAAAAAGCTATATGTCTTCCTTTAAATTCTCGTTTATTTGAAAGTTCCTTATTATAATGATAGTCAAAAATATCTTTTATTATAACAAACTCTGAAAATTCTCTTACTTCAAAGTCATCATCATGATCTGTTTTATTTTTTGCTACTAACTTAACCTCTAACATTTCTATTTTTCTTTTCATTATGTCCCCCTGTTCGCATCTAAATACTTTTTAAATACAATAAATTTCATTAAAATATTTTTTTAGCAACCACCATAAATATTTTTGCCAATTAGTGATTCCCTTTATTTTACTCTATCTCATTCTAATTTTACATATTTTGTATCATTATTAATAAATTGTTAAATTCTACAAGACATAATACACCATGTCATTTTATAACATTGCACAATAACATATGAACTAAATTTAATATGTTATTTATACCTATATAATCCAAATATAGACTAAGTCTACTTTAAAGAACTTTGTCGGTATATCGACACCTTAACAAACTGTAAATCCACTTGTTTATTAGTATTATCAGTTATAATATGAATTTAGGAGCTCCAAATACATTTTATTTTAAGGGGGAAATTTTGAATATTAATGATATTTTAAAAAGAATAATAATTGTATTTGAAGATGATAAAATAGTTTATAAAAATAATACTTTAACAAGAGAGGAAAAACAAAATGATACAAATAACAAGTATATTCGTAAGAAAAAAGCACAGTAAATATTGCGTTATATGCAATTATAGAGACCCTATTGATAAAAAACTAAAGCAAAAACAATTAGCCTCTTTTGATAAGCAAAAAGATGCAAAAGTTCGCTTAGTAGAGGAAAAGAACAAATTAAATAAAAAACTCTTTATACTTCCAACTAAGCTAGATACTTATGATTATTTAATGAGCTGGAATGAGTTAAGAAAAAATAATTTAGAAATTAGAACATTTGTCTATTATCAAGATATGATAAATACTAGAATAAAAAATTTCTTTGCAGGTATTACATTAAATAACCTAAATTCCATGCATATAGAAGCCTTTTATTCAACTTTAGCTAATGATCTAAGTAAAAATGGAGTAGTTAAATATCATAGGCTTTTAAATAAAGCTTTAAATGATGCTAAGCGAAAACGATTTATAGATTTTAATCCAATAGATTATATAGATCCACCTAAATTCAAAAAAACTAATACAGCCAATTTTTTGACTGAATCTGAGGCTAAAGAGCTTTTAGAAATTTCTAAAGAAACAAGATATGAAGTTCCAATTCACTTAGCAATACTTTTAGGTTTGCGTTCTGGTGAAGTCTTAGGTTTATCATGGGATAAAGTGAATTTTGAAAAAGGAACTCTTATTATTGACCAAGTTACATTTAGAGATAGACTTAATAACACAGTGGGGTTTAAAGAGCCTAAAACACATTCTAGTCTTAGAACTATAAATATACCTAAAGTGTTATTAAATCGTTTAGAATACTGTTATAGCGAGTTTAAACTATTAAAATATGATGGTATCCCTAATAGATTTGATTTAGTGTTTTGTAAAATGGATGGTGAACCTCTTAGCTCAGAAAGTTTCTCAAAACTTTTTGCAGCATTTTTAGAAAGAAATGATTTTAAACATCTTAGATTTCATGACCTTCGCCATACTAATGCAAGTTTACATTTAAAAGCTGGTACTTCATTAAAGGTTACAAGTAAAAATTTAGGGCATAGTACAATAAGTATAACCGCAGACCTTTATACTCATGTATTATCTGAACTAGAAGTTGAAGCTGCTAATAACATAGATAAAATGTTTAGTTAAATTTTACTTAGGTCATTTTTAGGTCATTTAAATATGTTTTATAATAAAATATACTATATCCTTGCAAAGACTAATATACCATTAATGTTAGTATATAAGCACATTAACACACCTTGGAATATTATGGTAAACACACTGGGTTTCGCTCAAAATCTGACGAGAAATCGTGTGGGTTCGAATCCCATTTTCGGTACCAAATAA